CAGATCGTGGTCTACGGCTTGCCTGGATTGGGAGAGACGGATTATGGAGGGGGAATCCCTCACCCATCCGCCGCTTTTTCCTGGGGAGGCAGACAGCGCCCTTGCCATATTCAAGGAACTTCGCCTCGTGGATGTGCTGAATAGGCCGACTTACGGGGAGGTAGGGAGACAATGGGTGTTTGATTTTGTCAGTTCCATTTTCGGCTCGTATAATCCAGAGACAGGACGGCGGTTAATATCTGAATATTTTCTCTTAATCAGCAAGAAGAATTCTAAAAGCTCCACTGCCGCCGGGGTTATGCTGACGGCCCTGCTTAGAAATTGGCGCGACTCGGCGGAATTTCTGATCCTGGCCCCTACAGTCGAAATCGCTTCCAACTCATTTACCCCGGCCCGTGACATGATCCGGGCCGACGAAGAATTGTCAGACCTATGCCAAATCCAAGAGCATTACCGCATGATTACCCACCGCAACACCGGCGCTACCCTAAAAGTTGTCGCGGCGGACAATGAGACCGTCGGCGGCAAGAAGGCAACCGGAATATTGCTTGATGAGGCTTGGTTATTTGGTAAGCGCCCCAATGCTGAGAACATGCTGAGAGAGGCTTGCGGCGGACTGGCTTCCCGTCCTGAAGGGTTTGTAATCTGGCTCAGTACGCAATCAGACGAAGCGCCCGCTGGAATCTTCGCCCAAAAACTGGAATATGCCCGTGGCGTCCGGGATGGCCGGATAGACGATAATAGCTTTGCCCCAATAATTTACGAGTTTCCCAAAAAGATGTTGGATGGAAAAGCATACCTCGACCAGAAATATTGGGTTTTCACGAATCCGAACCTCGGCGCGTCCGTCGATGAAGCGTTCTTGACCCGCGAATTTAAGAAGGCAGAAGACGCTGGAAGCGAATCAATGCAAGGCTTCCTTGCAAAGCACCTGAATATCCAGATGGCCCTCTCCTTGAAGTCGCAACGATGGCCCGGCGCCGACTTTTGGGAAGCGGCAGGCGGCGAACTGCAAAACCCGCCCGTCAAAGTAACCCTTGAATACCTCCTGGAACATTCCGAAGTCATTGAAAATGGCATTGACGGCGGCGGGCTTGACGACCTTCTCGGCTACTCCGCACTTGGCCGGGAAATAGACACCGGACGATGGCTACTATTTACCCGCGCATGGTGCAACCCGATTGCCTTGGAGCGCCGGAAATCAGAGGCGGCCCGCTATCGGGACTTTGAGAAGGACGGAGACCTAATCATAGTTGATGAAATCGGGCAGGACATCAAACAGGTGGGCGATCTTGTCAGAAAGTGCGAAGCCTCCGGCCTCCTTGACCGGATCGGAGTGGATCAGGCAGGGATAGGGGCTATAGTCGATGAGCTTGAGGCTGGCGACGAGAACGGGAACCTTGCCATAGAACACGAGCGGATAGTGGGTATCCCTCAAGGCTGGCGGCTTAATGGTGCGATAAAGACGATGGAGCGCAAAGTAGCGGCGAAAGAGCTTGTCCATGGCGGACAAAAGATGATGGCCTGGTGTGTCGGCAATGCCAAAGGGGAGCCGAGAGGGAACGCGGTTAGTATCACGAAGCAGGCCAGTGGCACCGGGAAGATTGACCCGTTTATGGCGGCGCTGAATTGCGTGGCATTGATGGCTATGAATCCAGAGGCGAAGGTGAAGAAATCAGTTTATGACGGACTCAGCAAAGAGGACATGATCAAACGAATAACCGGACAGTGAGGAAACCATGACCGACTTACCCGACAAAGCCCTTTTGAGGCCTGATGAAGTGGCCGCCTATTACTCTGTATCCGTCAAAACTGTCAGGGGATGGATTGCAACCGGCAAACTTGAAGCCATAAAGATAGCAGGAGGCCTTCTCAGGATTCGCCGGGAGACAATTTCCAAGATAGAATCACCCACCATTCAATAAAATACCTGCTTAGCGTGTCCTTTTTGGCTTACCGCGCTTTGAAATAATCAAAATAACCTTTTATCATAGAGCCACATAATAAACTTGTCAACATCGAAGTTTAAGGGCTTTTGTGATGAAATAGTGAATAAATACACCGCAATCAAGACTTTTATCCTTTCCCTGATCGAAAAGGCGCGAAATGCCTTCGATATTCGGGATTTTCTCGTTTATGGCGGCCTGTTTTGCCTCGGATACGGCTTTTTTCAGCTATTTGCGTGGCTTGGATGGGTCGTTTTTGGCCTTGTTTCCATGCTTTTGGGCCTCGGTTGGATCATTAGGGTGCCGAAATAATGGGCAGCATAGCAAACATGGAACGGAGAATGGCGGCGGGGACATCGGGCCTTGCCGATTCCTGGTATCAACCGGGGGGCTTTTTCTATGGCGGGGCCGGGATAAAGACCAAATCCGGGGCCTCTGTGTCCGAATTAAACGCCATGCAGCTTGCCGTCGTGTGGTGCTGCATCAAAACTATTGCCGAAGATACGGCTTCTCTGCCCCTTCACCTCATGAAAGTTCGCAAATCTGGCGGAGCAGACAAGGCAACAGCCGATGACCGTTACTATCTTATGCATGACCGATGGAATCCCGAAATGACAGCAATGTCGGGGCGTGAATCCTACGCCGCGCATCTTTTGAGCTGGGGAAACGGTTACGCAGAAATTGAAAAGACCGGGGGACGGATCAACAAAACCGTTGCCCTTTGGCCGATAACTCCAAACCGCGTCACGCCTCAAAGAAACACCCAAAGGCAAATAGAATACAAGATCAGCATGGCCTTTAATCAAGGGGCGTGGGGTATTGATGGAACGAGCAGCGCTGGAGCGCGTCCGTCCGTAATTCTTCCCAAAAGGAACGTGCTGCACACCCCCGGCCTCTCCTTTAACGGTCTTGTCGGTTACTCACCCGTAGGCGCGGCGCGTGAAGCTATCGGCCTCGGCAAGACCCTGGAGGAATACGGAGCGTTATATTTTGAAAACGGTATTCACCCATCGTTCATAATATCCTCAAAATTCCCCATAAAAGACACAAGAGAGCGACGGGAAGCCCTGGAGGAGGTTCACGGTGGCCTTGGCCATGCTCACCGCGTCATGTTTATCGAAGAAGCCGAAAAAGTTGAACGGCTCGGCATTCCCAACAATGAGGCGCAGTTCCTTGAGTCCAGAAAATTCACCAATGTTGACATTGGGACCCGCATTTATCGCCTTCACCCCCATATGTACGGCGAATTTGACAAGGCCATAGGGTTTAAGAGCGCGGAGCAGTTCGCCATTGACTACGCGACGAAAACGCTCCGCGCGTGGCTGGTAAGGCTTGAACAGTCCTATAATATGGCGCTTTTGGACCCTTCCGAATACGGGACATACTTTTTCAAACATAACATGGAGGGGCTACTCCGGGGCGATGCAAAATCGAGAAGCGAAGCCCTTCAGATCCAGCGCCGGAACGGTGTCATTAACGCGAATCAGTGGAATGAAATTGAAGATAGGAACCCGCTTGAAGGCGATCAGGGCAAAAAATACATCGTGGAAAAGAATATGGTTGACCTTAACGACCTGGGGAAAGTGGCGAATGAGCCTTATCAACCGCCGTCTGATTCAGGCAAGGACAACGGTAGCGATGATTCCGGGGGCGATACAGACGATGAAGCCTAATTACGAGAAAGCTATCCCGCCGAAATACGAGACGCGGAAGAAAGACGGGAAGGAGGCGAAAGATGATCAAAAGACAAGAGACGAATGAAATTGAGCGCCGGTTCTTCCCTGTCACTGAACTGAGAACCATAACCGACGACAAGGGTCTCAAGCATATAGTCGGATATGCCGCCGTTTTTAATTCGCTGTCCGAAGACATGGGCGGCTGGCGGGAAAGGATTATCCCCGGCGCTTTTTCCCGCGCATTGAAAGAGGATGATATTCGCTGCCTGAAAAATCACAACTCCGATTATGTCTTAGGGCGCAATAGGTCAAAACCGTCCGCGACGCTTTTCCTTGTGGAAGACGAGCGAGGCTTAAAAATCGACGATCTCCCCCCCGATGCTCAGTGGGCAAGGGACTACATGGAAAGCATTGATCGGGGGGACGTGGACAAAATGAGCTTTGGCTTTATGGTCCGCTTATATCCAGACGGGACACGCGGAGTTAGGTGGGTAGAGGAAAACGGTGAAGAAATACGGGAACTGTTGGATGTTCAATTATTTGACGTTTCCCCGGTCACTTTCCCAGCCTATCCCGACACGGAAGTCGGATTAAGGTCCCTGGAAGAATATCGAAAGCAAAAAACCGCCCTGCCAGAGGGCGCTAATGGTGGGGAGGGGGAAAGGTCTGCTTTGACGGTCCTCCTTATGGAAGAGGACGAGATATATAAACAAATCATGAGTATTTAGGAGGACATGAGACATGAACGAATTTGCAAAACGTATGGATGCCGCCTTCAAGAAGATGGAGGAGATCCGCAAGAAGGCGACGGCGGAAAAGAGGGATCTTAGCGAAGACGAACTGGCGCAACGAGCCGCCCTGAAAGAGGAAATCGAACTGGCAAAGCGCCAGTGGGATGATTTCAAGGTCGAAGAAGAGCTTCGCGCTGACCTGTACGGCTCTGGCGGCGGTGCAATGACCATCGAAGGCCCCGGAAACATCGAAGTCCCGGACGCTCCCATTTACCGGGGCTCACCCGCCACGGCTTTAGGTGCGCAGCTCATGGACATTCGCACCACCTACGAGCCGACGAAATTCAGCGGTGATGAAGTCCGGGCGGCTCAGTCGAGAATCGAGAAATCGCAGAAACGGAGCTTCGAGAAGCTTGAAAAACAGCTTGAGAAGGAAGGACGAGCAGCGACTTCCGGCGGCATGACCGTGGCCGTTCCCTCTGAAGGCGGTATTTTTCTTCAGGGCGAAACATCCACGGAGCTTATGACCAACGGGTTTAACAACTCCGAAATCATGCCCCGGACCTCGAAACGAACCCTCACGGGGTCCCAGTACGTGCGAATCATCGGCATTGATGAAGAGTCAAGGAAAGACGGTTCACGCGGTGGCGGTATCCGGGTTTATACGAGCGCGGAACTGAAAGAATATACCGCAAGCAAAACGAAGTTTGCAGAGGTCCGGGTTGAACCCCAAAAATTGACAGGTCTCTTCCCGGCCACTGATGAAATGATGAGAAACGTCACATTTCTTGGTCAGGAAGTGCGGCAGCTTTTTGGGGAAGAATTTGCCTTCAAATGCCAGAACCTTGCCATTCGGGGCAGCGGAGCGGGTGAGGCATTGGGAGTGTTAAACTCCGGCTGCAAGGTGTCCGTTGCCAAGGAAACCGGGCAGAAGGCAAAGACCGTCCTGACGCAGAATCTGTCGAATATGTGGGCAAGATTCGCCGGAAGAAGGGCAAACGCGGCCTGGTTCATCAACCGCGACGTGAATCCTCAACTTGACGCCCTGTCGATTACCGCCGGTACCGCTGCCCTGGAACCCCGCTTTGTCGCCTACGATTCACAGGGAGTTTTGAGGATCAAGGGCGCTCCGGTTGTCGAGATTGAACAGTGTGAAACCCTCGGCACGGAAGGCGACATCATCCTTGCCGATTGGAGCCAGTATGTTTGCGCCGACATGGGCGACATTCAGGAGGCCATGAGCATCCACGTCGATTTCGTGTACGGTCAGCAGCTTTTCCGGTTCACCTACTACTTTGACGGCCAGCCCCGGTGGAAAACGGCTATCACCCCGTTCAAGGGCGCGAATACCATTTCCCCGGTCGTCGTTCTGGCGGTTAGAGCCTAACAACAAATAACAAGCCGGGGTAAAACCCGGCCTGCATAAGGAGGATACGAAAATGCAGAAAGAAAATAACATGATCCACACCGTTCCGATTCTGTGGGCGGATAGCCAAGACGGGGCGCTTGTTGGCGATGTCATCAGCATGAAAAATTACCGGCAGGCCGATTTCTACGTCATGGTCGGCGCGGTTATCGGGAAGGCGGGCGCGATCACCTTCCACAAAGGAACGACAGTTGGCGGAAGTCCTTCAACGGCCCTTGCCTTCACCCGGCGGCTCGAAACGGGCTTTATGCTGAAATATGACGCTCCTTCCGTAGACACCCCGGCGGCTGCGGGTGAAACAATTTCAGGCGCGGGCGCCGGAGCGGCAACCATCGTCAAGGATACCGGAACACACCTGATTTGCTACGCCTACAACGGTACGACCTTTGTTGACAATGAGTTAATCACCTGTTCCGGCGGTAAGACGATGACGGCGGACGGTATCCAGATTAACGAGGACATGTTGGTCCCCGTCGCGGTGTCGAGCAACACCTTTAATGTCGATGATGTGGGTTACAAGCTCTATTGCATCCCGATCAGCGCCGATGACCTGGGCGACGGTTACGATTGCGTAGAGTTGAACGTGGCCGATCTGGACACAACGGAACTTGCGGCCTGGGTCGTCCTCAGTGACCCCCGGTATATGTCTGAGATCCCCGAAACGGCGATTTACGACTAATCAACCTATGGGGCGGGCTCCGGCCTGCCCCCTTTTAAGGAGGACAAAATGAAAAACAGACTTTTGACAGCCGTCCTTTTGATCGGGTTGATTATTCCGGCCTTTATCGGGGCGGCGGAGCTGATGAATATCACCACTGAGGGGGTTGACGGTAATTGGGTCATCTATGACAAATCGAAAAATGAGATTGTCACATTTGACGCAGCAAACCGGGCTATGTCCATCCCTTCCGGGAGCTATATCACCGGCCTTGCAACCAAGGAGACCACCCACGTTTT